AATGGTTCGGCTTTGGTGTATTTAGATAGCGATGACTATGTGGAAATGTGGATTTATAACACAAGTTCAGCAGTAACGATTGCCCACGACACTGGTGAAACTCACTTTAGTGGTGGAATGGTGAGGAAAGCATAATGACATTGTACGATAAAATTATAAAAATTTATCCTGCTCTTGAGGGTAAAGATTTTTTTACTGTTGGTATCATACTTGAAAACTTATCCGATGGTAATGGTGACTATATTAAAGAGTGGAATCACGTAAGTCTTCCAAAGCCAATGCAAAGTCAGTTAGAGGCTGACTGATGGGCAAACTGACATGATACCTTTGTCAATCATCGACGCTATAACGATAACGCTGTTAGTCGTCGTCATAATCCAAAACAGAAAATAATCATGAATGACTCACGCTTTTTTATTGTTTGTGTTCATTGGGTCACAAGCAGACAAGAGGCTTGTCAGCAATGATATGTATTTCAAGTCGCTGAATGATTGCGCTTGGTACGCCCAAACACTTCACAAGCAGGGGTCGCAGATAACAGCCTATTGTCTGCCAGCCACGGTTTCACAAGATATAAAGGTTTATTGATATGGAACCGATCAGCACTGCATTGGCGGGCATCGCTTTGGTTAAAGGCGCGACAGATGCAATAAAATCGGCTATCGGCACCGCAAATGATATTTCAGAAATTGCCGGTTACATAGATCAGCTATTTGATGGTCAGTCACAGGTCAACAAAGAGCGCAACAAAAAGTCGGGCGTTGGTGCTATGGACGGCATCGGCGGCGTAGCTACAGAAATGATCGATGCCAAGCTAGCACAAGAAAAAATGTATGAAGTGTCTATGTTGGTCGATCTGCGGTTTGGTTCAGGCACTTGGAAATCTATCGTCGAAGAACGCGCCCGCCGGATACAGGCACAAAAACAGCATCAAAAGCAGATCGCTATTGAAAAGGCGGCGCAACGTAAAGAGATTTTTGACGCTCTGACTATGCTGTTTTATTTAATCATGGGCGTGGTTGTTGTCGGGCTAATTGCGTTAGTGGCCTTCAAAGCATATGCAAGCATTCCCAAAATGACGACATGCCGGTTAGCGGCAATGGAAAAGATTAACGACAAAGAAGTTTTGTGTGTGTATCAGGGCGCGCAGAACACTCAAGAACAACACACATCTGAAATCTATATCGGGTGCGTAGGTCAATATCAATGCGAATACAACCCGAAGCCGAAAGGCGCAACGCTTAAAGATACGCTTAACTCAATCCGAAACGCTTTAGATTAAAGGTGCCTGCATGTCAGTGGAACGTGAACTTGGTGAAATGTCGAGCCGTATGCGCACGCTTGAGCGTGAGATGGCTGAAACAAAAGAAACATTAAAAGAACTTCACACACTTGCTTTGCAAGCTAAAGGCGGCTGGAAAGCATTGCTTTTGATCGCTGGCATCGCGGGTGCGGCTGGTGCGCTTGTTGCTAAGTTTGCTTTTGCTTTAGGTGTTCTGCCAAAATAAATGCTGGAAGTCTCAACAGGCCGCATAGGTGAGTTTATCGCCTGCGCGTCTATAGAGTTGCAGGGCTGGCAGGCTGTTCTTTGCCCATCTCGCGGCTATGATCTAATCGTTACTCGCGACACTTATATATATAGGTGTCAGGTGAAGGCTTCGACCTATCACACAGAACGACCAAATAAACTGCAATTTCATTTTGGCGTTGGCGGCAAAAAGCGCAGACCAACTTCAGACGATTATGATTTTGCGGCATGCGTATCCATCCCTCACAGGCGCGTATTCTTCGTGCCTATTTTTGACATCAATGTAATCACAATGAGTCGAACAAAAGTTTTCTTTGACGACATTGATGCCGAAGCCAATTCATTCAAAAGCACAATGGAGAAACTCAATGCAAAAAAGTTTGCCAAATCGACGCCCCTGCGAATCACAGGATGTTGGTGAGGGTATGACCGTGACGGTTTCATATCATCCGAACACCGGCGAACCTGTTGAAGTGTTTCTAACCGGCAGAGGCGTAAAAGCATCTGATAGTCCGATGACAGATGCGCTTTATCGTTTAGGCGTTGTGGCAAGCAAGATGATGCAGAAGGAGCCGGTCGATGACAAAGTTGCTTGATTTAATTCGTGAGCATGAGGGCGTCGTTAAACATGCCTATCAGGACAGTCGCGGCTATCTGACGATAGGCTGTGGCAGGCTGATCGACAAACAGCTTGACGGTGGTTTGTCTGATGATGAAATCGATTATTTGCTGGCGAACGATGTGGCGCGCTGTGAAGCCGAAGCAGTTACATATCCATTTTATGCAAAGATGGACGAAGCTAGAAAAGCCGTAATTATTTCGATGCTGTTCAATCTGGGTAAGCCCAATTTTGACAAGTTCCAGAATTTTCAAGCCGCATTGCTGGTTGGCGATTATCGGCTGGCAAGTCACGAAATGCTTTCTGGCAGTAATGGCGGGCGTAGCCGTTGGGCAGAGCAAGTTGGCGCGCGGGCAGATCATTTAGCGAAAATGATGGAATCAGGAGAATGGCATTGAGTTGGACAGATGAATGGATCAAATTCAATTTGATGGGGCGTATTATGTGCGCTGTCAGCACGTTCATGGCGTGGCGGTGCGCTGAATGGTATATGCAGTTGCCAGACCCGACAACGCCCCAAAGCGCTTTTGTTAGTGTAATTATGGGCGTCTATACCGGCATTTTCGGCATCTTTATGGGCGCAGAGTCAAAGCGATGATCCAGTTTTTACCAATGATTTCGTCACTAGCCTCAACATGGCTTGAAGGCAAAGTCGAAGAAAAGAAGGCTGTCACCGGCGCTAAAGTTGCGCGTGCAAAAGCCGAAGCTAACATTGCAGAGCGTCAGGCCACAGGTGAAATAGACTATGACCTAACGGCGGCTAATCAGATGTCGTCAAGCTGGCGTGATGAGTTCTTTAGCCTGCTTTTTGCGTTGCCGATGGTGCTGGCATTTTGCGGCGAATGGGGGCGTGAAATAGTCTTTAGTGGCTTTGAAGCGCTTCAACAGATGCCTACTTGGTATCAAGTCAGCTTGGGCGCACTGGTCGCCTCTAGCGTCGGAATGCGTGGAATCACCAAATTTTACGGCAAAAAATAGTGGTGCTATGAGATTCGTAGCACCAAAATCAAAAGTAAATGCGATATAGCACCACCATAGCACCCGCCCGATTCTCTGGCGGTTTTCTGCGGTTTTTGTCAGGCTCATAACCTGAAGGTCGCAGGTTCAAATCCTGCCCCCGCAACCAAATCTACATATAAATCAATGACATAAACACCCGTAGGTCGAAAGACTTGCGGGTTTTTTGTCGTTCTATACCCTATCTCATAGCACCACCATAGCACCACACCGTTAGGATAACTGAATTATTTGCGCATATATGCTTGACTTATAGTAAATATGCGTGTATAGTGGTTGTATAGAGTGAAAAGAAAGGGATAAATAAATGAAAACTCAAACCACAATTTTTATCATAAAGGGTTACGATCGATTAACTGGTCAAACTTATGTCGAAAGCGATCGTCCTTTTAAGACGCTCGAAGAAGCGTTAGAGCATTGTCGGTTCAGCGAATGGGTCGAAGAAGTAAAGGCGGTGGCTTAACAGCCCCGCCTTACAAAACAAACACCCCGACTTTAATTGTAATTATGGAGAGTGAAATGACTGCATCACAGCAAAAAAAATTAGACACAATTATTGCTAAAATTGAGGTCTTGCAAAATCAACCGCGCCTTTCTCAAAAAGAAACTGACGCTTTGCGAAATGCAAAACGTCTGCTGATTGAAATTCTAAAGTAGGAGAGTGACATGATAGCTTTAGTAAACATCCAAAAAGTTGATACCAAAAAGTTTCAAATAAATGTGACCATTGATGAAGCAGACTTGAAAGCATGGGCAACTGACTATGTGTCAGATCAAGACTATGATTTCAAAATTGTGGATGGCCTCAAAGTTTGGAACGATTATGACGAATACGATAACGTCACAACCCGCGTTGATGAAGCGGGTGAGAATTGGCATCACGAATATGTTAGCGAGTATTTATTGGATCAAGACGCTGACCGTTTAGTGTTAGATCACTGCCACGATCACAGCCAATATGATCTGATTTCAGAAGAATCTAGCATCATTGGTTTTGAAGGTGACTTGACATGAGACAGACATTTTGTGCGTATTGCGGGAAAGGAACAGGCAAGCAAACAGAACGTGCCGATCTTATTAATGATGAGCAATACGATGGAAACTTGCAGATCATTAGTAAAAAAACAACACGATTTGACACGGAAGTTTGGAACACTGTAACCAATGATGCTGACAGGGTTATCATAAAAAGCCGCACCTTTTTGACCTTATGGGATGGCGAAAGTTATGAGCCTTTGCGTTATGGAAACTTCTGTAAATTACGTTGCTGTGAGGCATTTGCTAATGGAGCTTATGCGGCTGGCTTTAGGGTAGGAGAGTGACATGAGCGACATCACAATCACCGAAACTTATAAAACGGCAATGAAGCGCGGCAAAGAAGTTGGCATCATTTATTATCGTGACCTAACCGGCAAATCGCGTCGGGTATTCACACCAGCCTGCCCGAAGGCTTGGTCAAAGCGGCGTGAAGAACTGCGTGACGAATTAGTGGCTGGCAAACACAACGCCAACAAAGCAACGCTAGAACAGGTTGCTTATGAGGCCATTGAAAACCGTCAACGGCTGGTCGGGATTAAAATGCGCCCGCAGACTTTCGATAATGATAAGCGGCATATCCGCCTGCACATTCTGCCATTGCTGGGATCGATCCAGATGGCACGCTTGACGGTTGGCGATGTTAATCAGTTCATTACTGAAAAGACAATCGAAGGCTGTAGCCCGAAATCAATTCGCAATATCATTGCCAGCCTAAATATGGTCTGCAAATACGCATTGGATAAAGGCTATATCTACAGCAATCCATGTCATAGAGAGTCACGCGAAAAGATTACCGGCGCACAAAAAGAGCGCGGCGGTTACACGGTCGATGATATTAATAAAATGCTTGAGCAAGATATGACTCAATATTTGCGCACGTTCATCACTCTCGCATCTCTAACAGGACTAGCGGCAAATGAGATGCAGGGGTTGTTGTGGGACAGCGTTGACCTAAAGGCAGGCACTTTAACAGTGTGCCGCACAGGTTATCGCGGCGGGTTGCAGGAAACAAAAACAGAGTTCCGCATCCGCACGTTGCCGTTAACGACAAAACTGTGGACAATGATGCGCGAATGGAAACTGCAATGCCCATCTGAAATGTATGTTTTCCCATCTGCGCGCAATGCAATGGCAGATCAAAAAAGCTGGACAGGATTGCTTGAAACTTTGTGCAAACATGCTGGTGTTGAGTTTCACGGCATTGGTGGCTTCCGCAAATTCTATCATACGCAGATGGAGTTAGCTGGCGTGCCAGATTCGATCCGCAAATATCGGATGGGTCACTCAAAGAAAAGCAATGTGGCTCAAGTGCATTACACCATTACAGACATCAATCAGGCGCAGTCACCGGTCGATATTGAGGCGATAGCCGGTCGCCTTTCCGCATTATAACAGCGTGACGCCCATGATGGCTGTCTGCAAGATCGCTGGCTATATGCCAGCCTTTTTGTTCGTAGGTGCTGACATCGCTATGCGGGACAAAGCGGAAGATGCCGCAACGATCGTCAATCACGAATCCCGCCAGACGCGCCAGCCTCTATCAATTTTTCGCATGGTATATTTGATGCCTTTATAGCGCATCGCATCGCGAAGTCTTAACGCATGAACTTGTTTTGTAAAATGCACGCTGTCACCGATTTGCATCTTGGCGACAAACTCACCGGTCTTGATTGGCTTTTCAATATCAGAATCTATTTTTGCATTCGGTATCATTATATATCATCCCATTTTGGCGGCTCTGGCGTGCGCCGTTTAGCAAAGCAAGCATGACTGCAAAGCATGTCTTTAGCGCCGTTCACAAGCCACCCAAAGCTCCGCAAATCAAACTCTGTGCCGCATTGTGCGCATGTGGCTGGCCTGCGCTCATTGTGTATTATCGGTGGTTTTTTCTTGCGCGCCATTCTTGAGCCGTCTGCTTGCGCGTTGTATTAAAACAGCCGCCAGTTCGCACATTTGTTTTGGCGACATATCTTTTTGTGCTTGGTTCGCACCTAACACAATCAAACACCCCTCATCGTTCGGAATGATGAGGAGTGGATGTTGTTTATCTTCGGAAACGCTAGAAAGGTATGTTGTCATCTAACGGCGCTGGTGCTGTTGCCGGAGCAGGGGCAGATGGTGCGCCTGCATCGTCACGCGGCATAGGGTCAGAGCATTTGATCGACAAATACTTCAAGCCCGACTTGCTGGTGTTTAGCCAAGCGCTGATGCGTTGCTCAGTGCCTTTGACGTTGATGTTACCAGTATAGTCAGGCTGGCTTTCATTTTCTTTTTTTTCATTCTTAAATAATGCACCGCGATCGGTGTTATCATAATCAGACATTTGCAATCTCCTTTTTACGTGCTGAAAATTTCTGGATAGTCGGGTCATCGGTTGGCTTGACTTCATTAAACAATGCCAACAAATCTGGTTCGCTTTTAGCGGCTTTTATACGGTCATCTAAGGTGGCCGCGCCGACAGGCGTAAGGGATGAAACCTGTGGCGCGACCGCACCGGAGCGCGGAGAGTGCGACGCGCTGGGTGCTTTATTAGCGGCGGTGCCGTCATCATCGTCGTCAGCCGGTATTCCAAACATCGCCTGCAAGCCGTAGCGCTTTGCATAGCTGATTGCGCTACCCATCGCCTGCGGGTTAGTCGCATCTTTGGTTAATACCGGCGTCCGACTTTCGCGGGTTTCGCCTGATGTGTGAATCATTGTGGTGCGCACAAATATAGTGCCATCAGCAAAATCTATCTCTTGCGTAAAGCCCAAATTAAAATTGCTTGCGCCTAACACGACTGAAATCAAATCAGTCAATGTGACAAACTTGTTTCTAAAATGCGGGTTATATCCAGACTTCTTTACGGCAGGCATTGCCGATTGAAAGCCTATTAATGATTTTGCTAATTCACTCATTTTTGCACCTCTATGCGTTTAGATTTATTCTTTGCAACTTTAATTTGCACACCGTTGCCAAATGCCACGCTGGCTTCTTTTGGCACCATCTTTTTAAGTTGTGCCTCTGCCTTTTTGCATGTGTCAGCCGCGCCCGAAGTCTGCAACCATATCTCGCACCACTGACGCCACTTGGGATGCACATCAGACTTTTCCATATCGACCGGCACCGTATCTTCGATCGGCACAGGCGCTTCGGGCGGTTGAATGTCATTAGGTAAAACACCCATTTCAACACAGCCCATAAAATATGTAGCCAGCCCGATAAGTTCAGCTTGGTAAGCCGGATCGATTTCAATTTCGTGGAATGTTGGTTCGT